TGCATATTTCTCAGGTATAACCATGTGAGTCCGCAGGAAGTCCTTGCACATAGACTGTCTGTCTTCCGGGATTCGATGAATGATGTTGAGCCATTCTTCATCTTCAAGACTGAGAGTCTTTGATTCCGTTTCTTCCCCGGTAAGAAGAAAGTCAGTAGATACATGGAAGAATTTCGCTATAGGCGAGATCAGATCTGCTGAAGGACTGCCCTTGCGGATTTTCCAGCCGTTCACGGTTGCCTTGGAAACATTGATGGCATCTGCCAATTCCTTCTGTTGAAGCCCGTATTTGTCGAGCAAAAAGAATACACGTTCTCCGATAGTCATAAAAAATACCTCCAAAAGTATGCAAATGATTACTATTTTACTTGACAAGTAAGCTTTTGTTGATTATGATTGGTTTGTACAACACAAAACAACATACAAATCATTGCAATTTACATCACGCTTTGTAATCAAAGCGGTAAAAAATCAAGGAGATATGCCAGTATCTCCAGTCAGTGTTTGTCAGTACACTTTTGTTTATTTTACAGCAGATTATCAGTGATGTAAAGCAAATTTCTGAGGAAGGAGGAAGACATGAGCCGTAAGTTATCGCCTTGGTGCAAAAAAGTTAAAAAGAAGCTCATCGACCTCGACATGACAACCACGGAACTTGCAGAAGTCATCGGTTTATCCAGAGGGCATGTTTCCGCAGTCGTTAATGGACGGTCGTATTCAGCAAATACTGTAAAACTTATCAGCGATTACTTGAATGTTCCGTATGATTGTGGCTGTATCTTATAGGTTATGAGCTTATTTTAAGCCATAAGGAGGAAAGAAACAATGGATAGCAATTGTAGGAAACTGGGTGAAACCCCATATCGTGAATGTAGAAAGCAGGCTGCAATCTACAATGATGCTCTAGGCAGCATGGAAAGAGCTGCTGAGATGCTCGGTGTTTCAGTTAATACGCTGAGCAATTATGAGCTTGGAGTCACGGTACCTCCGGTAGACATTATCATCGTGATGGCTGACCTGTATCGTGCTCCACAACTGAAGACAATGTATTGCAAGAATGAGTGCTTGATCGGAAGGTGTATGCCAGTAGCTGTTGAAGCCGGAAGCATTGATAATATAGTGATCCGGATTATTAAGCAGTTCAAGGAAAGCCGGATCGAAGGCTTGAAAGATAAGCTCATCGGAATTGCAGAAGACGGGAAAGTCAGTGAAGAGGAAGAAAAAGAACTCAACGAGATATGCCAGGAATTGGATGAAATGGTAAAGACAGTATGGGAATTGAAGTTAGTCCAGGAGAGGGAGTGTAGCTGTGGAATTACCAGAAAGAATTGAAAAGCGAATGAAGCAGTATGGACTCAATACACTGGAAGAAATGATCCAGGCTATTGACCAGCAAGAACCGATAGACATCGGAATCTTTGTATCACCGGTAAAAGGAAGTGGGATATATGAAAAACAAAGTGCTAAGTTGGCTTAGTTATGTATCAATCGGAATAATCATACAGTGCTTCGTGATTGTGCAGATGTGCAATGCCAGAGAAGCGGTAGAGATTGGAGGAGAGTATCTGATCCTGCCAGCAATGATTATGGTCAGAGTTGCGCTTGCAGATGCTTTCGGAGAAGAAAAATGATGGAAATATGCAAAGAAGTAGTAGATCGGACAGTGAAAGAATTCAGAGCCGGAGGCTTTGATATCAGCGATGAAGAAGTAAGACAGGCAGAGCAACACTGTTTGAGAAAGATTAAGGTCGCAGGAAAGGGCGAAGGATATTTCGAGATGCTATTCCCGGATGTTCTGAGAGAGTATCTATTCCGGAAGACATTGAATGCGATCAGTTTACTAAGCATGATGGAGGTAGAAGATGTGCAGTGTATGTTTACAGAATCCATGTGATAGTAGATGCCCAAATGCTCCAGAACCAAAGCCGGTATGTTTATGTTCTGAATGTAACGAAGGGATCTATAAAGGAGATAAGTATTTGGAAGGTGTGAACGGACCTGTTTGCACAACATGCTTATCAGATATGACAACAACAGAAATTATAGAGCTGTGTGGAGAAGAATTATCCACAGCAGAAAGGAGTGATTGGTAATATGGCAGGAACAGAAGTATCAGTGATGAAAGAGTTGAAGGGGATTCTTGCAACCGATAACGTAAAGAACCGGTTCAATGAAGTACTGGGAAAGAAAGCACCGCAGTTCATGACATCTATTATCAATGTGGTAAGTCAGAATAACCAGCTGAAACAGTGCAGTGCGAATTCTATCATGAGTTCAGCATTGGTAGCGGCGAGCTATGATTTGCCGATCGACAGTAACCTGGGATTCAGTGCGTTGGTTCCATACAAACTGAAAGACGTAGGATACCAGGCACAGTTCCAGATCATGTACAAAGGATTTATTCAGCTTGCGATCAGAAGCGGATATTACAGAAGAATGAATTATGCAGTAGTGTATGCGGACGAGCTGGTTTCTTACAATCCCGTGTATGGAGATATTGAGTTTGCCAAAGATTTCAGCAATCTGAAAGATAGAAAGAGCGGGGACAGAGAAAAGATTGTAGGATATTTTGCATGGTTTGAATTAAATACCGGATATCGGCAGGAGTTGTACATGACAGTGGAGGACGTAGAGAATCATGCTGCGAAATATTCACAGGCATACAGATATGACAAGAACTACCATAAGAAGAACAGTAAGTGGACAACAGACTTTGATGCAATGGCACTGAAGACGGTGATTAAATTACTGCTCAGCAAGTGGGGAATCTTATCTGTTGAGATGCAGAGAGCCCTGGAAGACGATCAGAAGATTTTTGATGAAAATGGTAATGCAGAGTATACGGACAATCCTTCGGGACCGGTACAGGACATTGACGAACCGATAGATGTCTTCTCGGAAGATGTCCAGGAAGCTCCGGAAGAGCAGGAAACCACGGAAGAAACAAGCGAGGAAGGAAAGTAAGAAAAGATGAATGAAATGAGTACAAAGTTCCAGCTGACAGCGGATAACTACTATTCCGATGAAGCTAACAGAGAATATCTTTCCGTATCTCAGTTCAAAGATTTCGTAGGGACGTATGGAAGAATGGGCTGTGAGGAAATGGCACTTGCTAAGATCAGAGGTGAGTATAAGACGGAACCGTCAAATGCAATGATGATCGGCAGCTATGTGGATTCCTATTATGAGGGCACATTGGATGAATTTAGAACCAAGAATCCTCAGATATTCCGGAAAGATGGAAAGCTGTTATCTGGATTCCAGAAAGCAGAAGATATCATTGCCAGGACAGAGCGTGATGAACTTTTCCAGAAGTACATGTCCGGGCAGAAACAGGTGATTATGACAGCGGAGCTGTTTGGAGTCCCTTGGAAGATTAAGATGGACTCTTATCTGGAGGACAAAGCGATCGTAGATCTGAAAGTGATGGCAACGCTCACAAAATTGAATTGGGTTCCAGATATCGGGTATTTGGATTTTGTCAGATACTGGGGCTACGATATACAGGGAGCTGTTTACCAGGAAGTTGTGTATCAGAATACGGGCAAGAGACTCCCGTTTTTCATTGCCGGAGCTTCCAAGGAAGAAGATATTGACATTGAAGTGATCCATGTGAATGACCATTACCTCAAAGAAGCACTTTCAATCGTTGAGCATAACATCGAACGCATAAAGCAGTTAAAAGAAGGAAGAGTGAAGCCGGACAGATGCAATACGTGCGGATGGTGCAGACAGACAAAAGTTCTGAAGAGACCGATAAGCATCATGGACCTTACTGCTTCGATTTAGGAGGTGTATGGTTTGGCGTGGATTAGTGTAGAGCAGACATTGATAGGAAAAAAGTTAAGAGTCTTAGCAAAAGATTTAGGGTGTTCTCAGAATGAGGCAATAGGGATTCTGATAAACCTGTGGCTCTGGGGAATGGACAATGCAAGCATGGACGGGCTTATGGACGGAGCTGAGATTGCTGATATTGCATTAGCAATCAAGCCGTGCCTGTCAGAGAGCCTGGATCCGGAAGAGGTTGTGGGTAAGCTCTTGGATAATGGTTGGATAGATTGCAACGAAGAAGAGCTGTTCATCCATGACTGGGAAGAGTACAGATATTATTACAACAAATACGTCAGTGAGAAAAAACAGCACTCGAAGAGGCAGAGAGAGTATGTGGCAAGAAAGAGAGCTGCTGAGAAAGCTGCAACCAAACCGAAGGAACAGAAAGAGCAAAAGCCGGAGAAGACGGTTCCAGAAGAAAAGCCGGTTAAGAAATCTCCGTATACTACAGCGTTTGAAACACTGTGGAGCATATACCCAAGGAAGAAAGATAAAGGAAATGCCTACAAGAAGTATAAAGCTAGACTCAATGACGGCTGGTCTGAGGAAGAACTGCTTGCAGCTGTTACCGCATATGCAACGGAATGCAAGAGGAATCGGACAGATGAAAAATACATCAAGCATGCAAGCACATTTTTTAGTGAAACCACGCCGTTTGTTGATTATCTGAAAAAGAAAGAAGAGACAGCGAAACCGGAAAGAACAGACGAAAGCAATCCGTTCCGATAATGAGGAGGTGGTTATAGATGGATTTGACAGGAGTATTGCCAATAGCTGAATCTGGAGCAGAGCGTTTGACTGAAGGAGATCACATTGGGGAAGACGGACTTGTGTACTGTGGAAAGTGTGGAAGCAAAAAGCAGTTACGGGTTAAGTTCGGGGATAAAACCCATGTGGTCAGATGCGTGTGCAAGTGCGAATCGAAAGAGCTGGAAGAGAAGAAAAGGCAAGAAGAATATGAGGAGCAGATGCGCAGGATCAACCGGCTGAAAGAAGCGTCCATGATGGATAAAAAGTACCGTGAGGTTACGTTCGAGAAGTACGAAGTCAGAGAAGAGAACAAGAAGGTGTTCGAGATGGCGAAGAAATATGCCGGCAGATTCCAGGACATGTACAAGAAGAACCAGGGACTGTTGCTGTACGGACCAGTAGGGACAGGGAAGAGCTTCACCGCGGCTTGCATAGGGAATTATCTTCTCAACAATGCGAAGCCTGTAATCATGACATCGTTCGTGAAGATTCTTCAAGATATCTGGGAGAACGACAGAGAGGCTGAGTATATAACAATCCTCAACAGTGCATCGTTGCTTATCATTGATGACCTGGGAACGGAGAGAGAAACGGATTATGCACTGGAGAAAGTTTATAACATCATTGACAGCAGAGTAAGAGCCAATAAACCGATGATTATCACTTCCAACCTGGAATTAAATGACATGATGGAATGTGAGGACATCCGGAAGAAGAGAATATATGATCGGATTCTGGAGTGCTGCTATCCAATGTATGTAGGTGGAAAGTCTTTCCGGATGATGAAAGCCGCTCAGAGATTTGATGAAATGAAAGATTTTTTGGAGGAGTAGTGCATGGATAAGATGAAAGTGTCGCAGAAGATTGCGGAACTGAGAGCTAGAAATGGCCTTACTGCAAAAGAGCTTGGCGACAAGATAGAAAAGAGCGAGACAACGATTCTGAACTATGAAGCTGGTAAGATTGATATTCCGTTATCTTCATTACTCGGTATTGCAGAAGCCCTGGAAGTAGAACCGTCTGTCCTGGTAGGAGGCGTAGAAGACGAATTCGGAGCCGAGATCACGATCCGGGCATACAGAGAAGAAGACAGAAGGACACTTATTTCAATCCTGGGAATGAACGGGTACACAACCCGTCAGATCAAAGTTGCCAGGGAAGGAAAGAAAAGTAGCTGGTATTGTATCCAGGCGAAGATTGAAGATGGAAACTTAATGAGTCAGTAGGAGGCAGACATGCAGGTGAAGTTTACGATACTGGGAGAACCGAAGGGAAAAGGCAGACCGAGATTCAGCAGAAAGACCGGTACTGCAATTACTCCGAAGGACACAGTGAATTATGAAACGCTGGTGCATATGGAGTATCTGGAGCAATGCAATGGATTCCGATTCGAGGATACTGCAATGCTGGATATGAGAATAAAAGCATATTATTCCATTCCGAAGTCTGTAAGTAAGAAGAAAAAGGCTGCTATGCTGGCAGGAGAGATCAGACCGACCAAGAAGCCAGATATGGATAATGTGGTTAAGATCATAGCTGATTCGTTGAACCAGGTAGCATACCGGGATGATACACAGATTGTAGATTGCCAGTGCCGGAAGTTTTATTCCGACACGCCTAGAGTAGAAGTGATTATAAAGACTGTTTAGCCGAAGAGGCAGGAAGGAGCAGAGAAATGAACAATTACGAAGAAATGAAGATTGAAAGTGATGTATTTACCACGGCCAGAGAGAATTTTGATTTGCTGATGCAGAGATTGTTCGCAAGTATGGAAAAGAACAACTCAGACGAAGGTAGCATCACTTTGAAAGTAGATTTGCAGATGAAGCAGGACTGGGTGCCGAATGGAGAGGGAGGATCCGTAGAAGTCAATAAGCCAGTGATTAAGCATAAAGTAACGATTGCCGTTCCGGTTAAAGATTCTATGGACAGTAAGAAAGATACTGGTATGAATCTGGTATGGGATGAAGAACTGAATCGGTACGTGCTCAGATATATCAATGAGGGAGGACAGCAGAGCCTCTTTGATCCGGACTACGAACAGAATTTGAAAGGCGAAGATGCAGAGCTGGATGAAAGTACTATGCTTCCTGGACCGTCTAATGAGCTTCCAGATAATGGTGAAGTGATTGATGCTGACTACAAGGAAGTAGAAGAAGCTGAAGAGGACGAAAATCAGCCAGATACAGCTACAGACGAAGAAATTACCACTGAAGAGGATGGAGAAGCTCCTGGAGGCAATCCGGAGTTCACAGATAGCGTAGAAGATGATGATTATGAGTACGATGATCCAGAGGAGGAAGAGTAATGAGATTAAAAGATTTAGTAGGAAAGATGGCGATTAGAACAGCAGAACCATTTAGTTTTGAACCATCCACGGGAATAGTAAGCGGTTTTGGTTTCTTTGGAGAGCCGAAAACATTCAGATATGCTCAGAAATACATGGACGAGCCAGTGAAGATTGTCAATGTGAAAGAAGACCAGGTTGTTATAGAGGACAATGGAGAGAGAAAGCTCTTGGAAAGGAAGTTCATTGATGAACACTGGACGGACTATGACAAGTTTCTGCATCCAGAGAAAGAAGAGAAGGAAAAGTTGGAGAATATGGTGAAAGAGATTAAAGCGGCGGCAGAACCACTGAGAAGATTCCTGGAAAAGTATTATGATCCGATGGTTAAGGTGACTGTAGAGGCTGACCGGGTTGTAGTGGAAAGAGGAGAGTTCCAGACGCTCTTCCAGGAAGGAGAGCCGGATGAAACAGAAGACGCAGAATAATTTCTCGCAGTGCTCAAAGTGCGGTGCAAGAATCTTGTGGGTACGGATGAAGTCTGGAAAGAAAATGCCGGTAAATCCTCAGTTTGTGAATTTCGTAGCTGATGGTGGTAAGGACAGAATTGTCCTTGCCAACGGAGAAGTAACATCCGGTACGATTACAACGGATCCTGGGAAAGCCAGCGGATTCGGTTATATGTCGCATTTTGCTACCTGTGAATACGCTCAGAGATTTAGGAGGAAAAAGAAGTGATTTGGAAGTTAACAATTTTATTGTGGGTGCTGGCTTTAGTTGCAAGGTATATTGTGAAAATTACAGCGTCACGAGAAGATAAGATTGCAGCTACGTTGTTTGGAAAAGCCAGAATCACTCCGTTTAGAGTTCTGACAGTTATGCTGATGTTTGCATCACTGATTATGACGGTAGTAACAGCAATCTGGTTCCTGTTCTTTTGCTTGAAATAAGAAAAAAATAGCCTCCCGATAACAATGAAGTCCGAGAAGCCAAAAACCTATAAAGATTGTACGAAAGGATTTTGAATTTGTCAATATCGGGAGGAGGAAATACATATGCAGGAAGAATCCGGGAAAATGACTGCACAAGAGTATTTAGGACAGGTAGAACAGAAGATAATAGCTGTCAAAAATATGAATTCTGGCATAAACAACTTGAGAGAGGTTCTGGTATCTATCGGTGGGATGGATTCCGGAGAAAGAGTTCAGACATCAAGAGATAACGACAAGTTCGGGAGTATCTTTGCCAGGATTGATGAAAAAGAAAGGATTATGGATGAAAAGAGCAAGGAGCTGATTGATTTTACAGCGAAGGTTGAGAATGAGATATGTAGCATGGAGAATCCTCAGTACATGACATTATTGCATAAGAAATATGTGCTGCTGGAGCCTTTGAAGCAGATAGCATCGGAGATGAACTTCACATACAGGTATGTTGCTAAGATGCATGGATATGCCTTGCAAGAGTTTGAAAAACAGTTTTTAATGAGCGAAAGTTCATGCTGAGTTCCTATTGAGGTGTACAAAGTTCCTATCCGGGTGCACAGAGTTCTATTGCAGTTCCTGCCTCTATGCATTAAAGTGTAGGCTGTGAGAAGTCGAGAGACAGATCACTCAGTCTTACCGGAGGCTGGAACGTACTCAAATTTCATCAAAGTGGCAGCTTGGGAAACCGGGCTGCCGAATGAAAAAGGGTACGATGCATATGAAGTAAATTGTATATTTGCAAAATCCTCTCTTTATGGGGGCTGGCGTTAAGCTGGCTCCTTTTTTAATGCAGAGAAAGAAGGTGGAAGAATGAGTATGTTGGATGAAAAAAGAATTGAAACACTCACGATGAAGGTCAAGGACATCAAGACCGGATTCGGGAATCCGAGGAAGATCGGAAAGAAAGAAGCAGAGGAGCTGGAAGAATCGCTGGAGAAGTATGGCGATTTCGGATTGTTCCTCATTGACGAGCATGATAATGTGATTGCCGGAAACCAGAGGTTATCTATCTTACAAAGAAAAGATGGCGACATCGAAGTCTTGTGTAAGAGGCTAATCGGCTACACAAAGTCAGAGCTGAGAGCAATAAACATCAAGGACAATACCCATTCCGGTGAATGGGATTTGGAAGAGCTGGCAAAATGGACAGCAGATCTGAACATAGACCTTGGTGTGAAACTGGATAATAAAGACCAGATGCAAAAGAAGATTAAAGAAATGGAACTGATCCGGTTTGAGAAGTACGATTATGTTCTACTGGTATGCAGGAATGAGCTGGACTACAACGAACTACAAAGAAAGCTCGGCATCCAGGGGGCGAAAGTCAGCATGGGAAGAAATCGGACGATTAAAGGTAGAGCGATATGGTATGACCAGATCAAAGCACAAATTGTGGAAGGAGGTGCTGAGGATGGAGAGAGCAGCACAGAAGATATGGCTGGCGAGACCGGAAATACTGGGGAATGAGATGCAATACGTCCAGGACTCGTTTGAGAGTGGCTGGATTACGACAGCGTTTAAGGAAGATTCCTACATCGGTAGATTCGAGCAGTCAGTGAGAGAGTTTCTTGGTGGAGGCTACCCGGTAGCACTTCAGTCCGGAACGGCTGCAATTCACCTGGCACTGAGATTGTGTGGAGTTGAAAAAGGAGATTATGTATTCTGTTCAGACCTTACGTTTACAGCATCCGCAAACCCGATCAGATACCTGGGAGCAGAACCGGTATTTATTGATTCTGATCCGGTAACGTTCAATATGAACCCGGATGATCTGGAGATGGCTTTTGAATCCGGGCTGCATCCGAAAGCAGTGGTGGTCGTGCATGTGTACGGTATGCCGGCTGATATGAAGAGAATCCTGGATATTTGTAACAGGTATGAAGTTCCGGTCATCGAAGACAGCACTGAGTCGTTTGGCTCGGCAGTTCGGGGAAAGAAGACAGGAACGTTTGGAAGATTCGGCTGTATGAGCTTCAATGGAAACAAAATGATTACAGCCGGAGGGACAGGAGGCATGTTGATCTGCCAGAATGAAGAGGATGCAGAGAGAGCGTCCTTCCTGGCATCACAAGCAAAAGAGCCTGTTCCGTGGTATGAGCATAAAGAGATCGGGTACAATTACCGGTTGGCAAATTCAAACGCTGCATTCGGTGTAGGACAGATGGAGCACATCGAAGAAAGAATTTCAAAGAAAATGTCTATTTCTGACATCTATCAGAAAAGATTTGCAGAGTATGCGGACTGGTTCAAACTGTACCGTAATGTTTGGAATGGCAACGTTGGCAATTCCTGGCTGTCATGTATAGAGATCAATCCGGAGCTGAAGAAGAAACCGGAATATCTCATGGAGAAGTTGAAGGAGTGCAATATAGAATCCAGAAGAATCTGGAAGCCGCTACACAGTCAGCCACTGTATGAGAACTGTCGGATGTTCTCCAGATGGTTCAGCGATTGCTGCATGTATATGTCAGACTACTGTTTCCTTACGGGCTTGTGCTTGCCGAGTGATACACGCATGACGCCGGAAGAAGTGAATTTCGTAGCTGATAGAGTAATAGAGATACTGGAGGTATAGCATGAAAGAAGAATTGAAAGGAAAGAAGTTTCTGATCACCGGAGGAACCGGGAGCTTTGGACATGCAGTGACAGATCGCCTGCTGAAAGAAGGAGCAGGAGAGATTGTTATATTCTCCAGGGATGAAAAGAAACAGTTTGATATGGCGAAAGAGTATGGGGAAGACAGCAGGATCCGTTTCGTGATCGGAGATGTGAGGGAATACCGAAGCATCCGAAAGGTAATGACCGGAATGGACTATGTTTTTCATGCGGCGGCTCTGAAACAGGTTCCGACTTGTGAGTTTTATCCGGAAGAAGCGGTGAAGACGAATATCCTGGGAGGGACAAACGTCATTGACGCAGCGATTGAAGCCGGAGTCAAGAAAGTAATCGTTCTGAGTACAGATAAAGCAGCATACCCGATCAATGCAATGGGAATCACAAAAGCAATGATCGAAAGAATCTCAGTTGCGAAAGCAAAGGAGCAGAATGGGACGGTGATCTGCAGAACTAGATACGGTAACGTGATGGCTTCCAGGGGTTCTGTTATCCCACTTTTTGTAAAGCAGCTGGGAATGGGACAGAAGATTACGGTCACAGTGCCGGAAATGACCAGATTCATGATGACGCTGGAAGATGCAGTTGACCTGGTACTGTTTGCGTTTGAGAATGGAGAGTCTGGTGATCTGCTGGTTCAGAAAGCACCGGCAGCCACGATTGATACGCTTGCGAAAGCTATCTGTGAGATGAAAGGATTTGACCCGGAACAGCAGATTGAGATCATCGGGGAAAGACCAGGGGAAAAGATGAATGAAGTGCTTATCACAAAAGAAGAGATGGCAAATGCAGAGGAATATGAGCATTTCTACAGAATTTTGCCAGATAAGCACACATTACATTACCATGAATCGCCACAAAGCCATATAAAGAATATTACAGAGTCCTATTCGTCGGATAACACAGAACGGTTAGATGTAGACGGAATGAAACGGTTGCTGAAGAAGCTGCCAATGTTCCAGTAGGAGGCGCACATGAGAGAAAAAACAGTAGGCGTATACTGTCCGAGCTATAGAAGATCAGACTGTATCATGACTCAGAATATCCTAAACGATGTAACGTATGTGGTGAGGGATTCGGAAGAGGAAGCATACAGGAACGCTGGAGTCAAGAAGCTGATTTCAGCACCGGATGAAGAGATCAATACCATGTCGAAGGTAAGACAGTGGATTCTGGACAATTCGCCGGAAGATATCATCATCCAGGTTGACGATGATATTAAGCAGATCCTTTACCGGACGGATATCGTTATGGAGATTAAGGACCCGGATGTGATTGACATGGAATTTCTCCGGATAGCCCAGCTACTCAGTGATTTGAAGTTGGGATATGCCACAATCACAGTTACGCCGAGACCATATCTGTACCAGGAAGAGTTCAAATTCAACAGCATGGGTGGAGGAATCTACTGGTACAACAAAGAATGTTACAAAGCAAAGAATGATGATAAGGCAGACTGCAAGGAAGATGTAGATAAAATCTTGCAGGAGCTTATGTATAACCGAATCATCCTCATGCCAAAGTATCTTGCCATGTATGTGAAGACAGATACGAATGAGGGTGGAGACAATATCAACAAGAACAGTAAAGTCATCCGGGAATGTAATGAGTACATGAAGCTGAAATGGGGCAAGTATTATACGTTCGATGACAAGAAGAATACTGTAACAATTAAAGTGCCGAGGTGAGAAGAGATGAAAGCAGTTGAAAGTTTGAATAAAAAAATGCACGATGTAATCATGAAGTGTAGCGGAAAGCAGGTTATCCTGTACGGATACGGAAAGAGCGGTCTGTTCATGGAGTGGTTATGCAGCCATGTATATGGGAAGCAGTTTGCACTTGTGATTGATGATAAGAAAGTGATTCCAGGAGCGAACATACACAGAAAGATTATTCTGGATTACGTAGATCCGGAAGAGACAGTGATCCTTGTTTCGTTCCGAAGAGAACGAATGACGGAAAATGATATGTCACAAATGACGGCATACGGTTATGAAGAGGGCAAGAACCTGTTCTATCTGAAAGATATGATTATTCCGGATACCCTTGGACTCTACAGTTTCCTGGAGCATGAGTGCGGAACAGATTTCTTAAAGCGTGTGGATCAATCAGAGTTCGACTATGAAAGCCCGGACGCAACAGCATGTGGCGCAAGCAGAGAAAGAAGTCTGCTGGATATGTGCCAGATGCCGGGAATCTTCAATGGCAAGGTCCTGGATTTTGGGTGTGGCAAGGGAGCCGCAATCGCTATCATGAAAATGGCAGGAATCAAAGAGGTGGACGGAGTAGAGCAGAGCCATATGCTGGCAGAGATAGCCAGGGACAATATGAAGAAGCTGGGAGAGAACATGGTAGCAATCTTCAATGAGGATGCTACAGAGTTCACAGATCTGCTGGACATGTACGACACGTTCTACCTGTACGATCCGTTCAGAGGAGAAACCTTCAAGAAGGTTATTAAGAATATTGAGGAGAGCGTCCGTAGGAAAGACAGGAATGTAACGATTATCTATGCAAACCCGTGGCTGCACCGGGAGGTGGAAGCCGGAGGCGTGTTCAAGCTGGTGAAGCAGATCAGCACGGAATTCTTCTTAAATATCGTGAACGTCTACGAAAATGAATAAAAAATGAAAATATCTGTTTGACTGCCTGCGAACATGCTTGCTACGATGACGATACGAAAAATATTCATACGAAAGGAAGTATCAGAAAATGGGAAGACCACAGTTATACACCAAGAACGGGCATAGCATGTACGATATGGTAAGTTTGCTCCAGAAAGCAATCAGAAGAGGTGACGTGGAGATTGCTGGGTACGCAGCGAATGAACTGAGAGGTCGGTACAACGCATACCTTTGGAGAAGATTGCTGGCAATATCAGCAGAGGACTGTTACGGGATCATGACAAAAGAAATTGAAGCCTTGCGACAAGCAGACGATGTTTACAACCAGAAGAGAAAAGGTTATGAACGGGAGCCACTGTTTATTAGCAAGGCTATTACTTTGCTCTTATATGCAAGAAAGAACAGAGATGCTGATTACTTCAGCTGTAATTGTATGCAGAGTGAAAGAGTAAAGAATTTTGATGAATACCTCAGAATTGAAGATTGTGAATTCTCCGGGATGCCCGGATACGCATATGATTGTCATACGCTGGAAGGGAAAAGAAGGGGAAAGACAGTAGCAGACTTCATCGTAGAAGAGCAGAAAGATCTGAAGCCGTATCAGCCGGGAATGTTCGATGAAGAATCCTGGGATAGAATCCTGGGAGCTAACAACAGAGGTGGTTGGGATAATACGGATAAGAAATATCCGCAGCCAACGGAAGCGCAGCTGAAGGAGCTGGAAAACGAAGATTTTCAAGATGGAGCACCGGTGAGGTATGAACAGATGGATCTGTTTGGAGGAAGCAAGTGGTAACGAAAACGGATATTGTAAAAGGACTGGTAAAACAGAAGAGTTACCGGAAAGCGTTAGCGATTGCGAAGAAGTTCGTCATTGGAATAGACAAGGAAGAGCATGACGCAATGGTAAGGGCGCACGAATGCATGACCAACCCTAGATTTTATGAGCAGTTGGGTATTGATACCGGACAGGCGATAGCTGATGGAGTGGAAGTGCTGGAGAGATTATACGGGTGAAACCCGGAGGGTAACAGAATAAACATGAGAGAGCAGTGATTTCGTCAAGAGATACACTGCTTTTTTCATGCAGAAGAGAGGTGGTTTGGTGGCAAATGAGCAGAACCTCATTCCTCTTGGGTCAGGGAAGCGAAGTGAGAAGGAAGAAAGAGAAATGCGTTCCCGTGGTGGTAAGAAGTCCGGAGAGACGAGGCGTAAGAAAACAGCCATGAAAAAGGTGGCAAATTTACTGCTCAACATGCCTGTATCTGAAGAGGCTTATCCGACAATTATCAATACATTGCAGAAGATGGGCTTTGAAGATGACATGATAACCAACCAGACAGCAATGCTTGTAAGTATGTGGAGAGAAGCTATGGATGGAAATGTCAGAGCTGCTGAGTTCATGCGAGACACCGCCGGACAGAAGCAAGAAAACATCCAGGCTCAGAAAGAGTTCGAGTATAAGAAAGAACGAGATGCAGGTATCAGCCAGGAGATCGAGGATTTGGATGATATAGAGGAAGAGATTTATGGCAAAGCAAACGAAAGTCAAGAAAGTAAAGAAGAAGGATCTGAAGCGGAAGAAGACGATAATGTTTAATTTCGGAGAGGGGCATAAGGAATATATCAGAAGATGCCGGTTCTGTACGTTCAACATCCTGGAAGGAGCAGTACGTTCCGGAAAGACTGTTGATAATGTCTTTGCATTCGCACAGGAGCTGAAGACAACGCCGGATAAAATACATCTGGCAACCGGCTCTACGATGGGTAATGCTAAGCTGAATATCGGAGATGCTAACGGATTCGGTCTAGAATGGATTTTTAGAGGTCAGTGCCACTGGGGCAAGTACAAGGACATGGAAGCGTTGATTATCAACGGACCATATACGAACTTTAAGCAGAAAGTTGTGATCTTCGCCGGGGCTTCCTCTTCGGACAGCTTCAAGAAGATACGTGGTAACTCTTATGGCATGTGGATTGCGACTGAGATCAATCTGCATCACGACACAGCAATCAAAGAGGCATTCAACAGACAGCTTGCAGCTAAGAACCGTAAGATATTCTGGGACATGAACCCGGAGCATCCGAAAGCACCAATCTATGAGAATTATCTTGATGTGTACGACCAGAAAGCGAAGGACGGGACTCTGAAGGGTGGATACAACTATGCACACTTTACGATCTTTGAGAATGTGAATATCACGAAGGAACGTCTGGAAGAGATTGTCAGTCAGTATGACGAAAACAGCATCTGGTACGTCCGGGATATCCTGGGGAAGAGAAGCATTGCAGAAGGTCTGGTGTATACTCAGTTCGCTTCACTGGCGGCTATGGCTAACAATCCGATGAAGATTACGGTAGCACAGGCACAGGAAATGATTAAGAGGAACGAGCTGCAAGGAATTACGATTGGAGTTGACTTTGGAGGCAATGGATCCGGTCATTCGTTTGTTGCATCAGCACCGACTGTTGGATATGGAAAACTGGTAGCACTGGTGTCGGAACTGCACAAAGAAGAGCTTGATCCGGATTCTCTTGGTCAAGTCTTCCTTGCCTTTGTAAAGAAGGTTATCAAGTTGTTTGGTGGTGTAAGTAAGGTCTACTGTGATTCAGCTGAGCAGGTGCTTATCAGAGGACTCAGAACGGCTATGGCAAGAGCAGCAATGGGGGATATCAAGGTTGGCAATGCCAGAAAAGACAGGATTAACGACCGGATATTCTGCTTCACATCCCTGGTTGCACAGGGGAGATTCGCATATACAGAGCTGTGCGATACTCTGGAAGACGCACTCAGCATGGCAGTGTGGAGACCGAATACAGTTGAGCTGGAACGATTGGATGACGGCACATCTGACATAGACACTCTGGATGGCTTTGAATACAGCTATGAAAGAGATATCAGAAACTACATAAAGACACAGGCAGGGTAGGTGAATACATTGAAATTCAGCATTAAAAATTTTATCAGAAAGTGGGTGGGAAAGTTGTTTCCTAGAAACAGTATAGAGAAAGAAATGAAAGTCCAAATAGCTGTATCTGGTTCGATGGATAACGCTATACAGCTGTGGAAGGACATGTATGAGAATCATCCACCCTGGATAGGTGAAGAAGGGACTCTATGCACGAATATACCAGCAACCATTGCAGAAGAAATGGCACGGCTTGTGCTTACGGAGTTTGAACTGAGTGTAACTGGTAGTCCGATGGCGGACTTCATTAACGATCAGCTGAAGAGAGAACTGTCTGATCTGGATATCCAGGTTGAGAGGTACTGTGCCGAAGGAGGTATTGTGCTGAAACCCTACGTCTCAGTAGGCATGGACGGGCAGCCAAACAAGATAGAAATAGATTTCGTAGAAGCAGACAAGTTTTACCCGACTGCATTCACCAGCAAGGGCGAGATCATGTCTGCTATTTTCTTACAGCATAAGAGGATGGGCGAATATCTGTATACCAGGCTTGAATACCATGAGTTCTCAGGAAACAGTGTAACGATTGTCAACAAGGCTTACAGATCGGAGAAGATAGCATCGTACACTGATGACGAAGAATCAACCATCAACCAACCATTTGATGAAGAAGTATCACTCTCTGAGGTCGATGAATGGGCTGGACTCTCAGAAGAGCCGGTAACGATCAATAACATAGAAAAGCCTCTGTTTGTTTATATCAAGGTTGCCAAGAGTAACAACATAGATAGAAGCTCGCCTCTGGGAGTATCCATTTACTCTAAAGCTATTGAGTTGATACATGAAGCTGACCGGATGATGGGGCAGATTGTGTGGGAATACGATGCCAAGGAAGCGGCAGTGCATGTTTCAGAAGAATATCTGAAAGCGGATAAGCACGGTAAACCAGTTCTTCCGGAAGGGAAGGAAAAGCTCTATCGGGCATTCGATGAAGGATCCGGAGGAAACAAACTGTTTGATGTGTATAGTCCAGATATCAGAGATACGCCGATGTTCAACGGGCTCAACAAGATTCTAAAGAGGATTGAGTGGACTGTTGGATTTGCTTATGGTACGATCTCCGACCCAGATGAACTGGAGAAAACAGCAGAGGAAATCAAGTCTTCCAAGCAACGATCATACAGAACCGCAAGCAGATTACAGGGCGCATGGCAGAAAGGGCTTGAGCATCTGGTAGATTCCATGATCGTGCTTATCAACCTGTACAGAATGACTCCTTATGGTTCGGTCAATGTGAACTGTTCCTGGGGAGATAGTGTGCTGGAGGATACTGACAAAGAGTATCAGCGGAGATGGGCTATGGTTGTTGCCGGGAAACTGAAGCTGGAGAAGTTTATTGCCTGGTACTTTGGATGTACAGAGGAAGAGGCTGCGGATTATATACCAGATATGCAGGAAGATGACTTTCCAGAAGAAGAGTAGGAGGTATGGACCATGTTGACACCAGAATATCTTGCATCGTTCTCCAGTGGATATCTGGGCATGGTTGACAATCTCAATGAGCAGATAGTCCGAGACATAGCCAGGAGAATGATAAAGACGGGCAAGGTTACGGATACTGCTAAGTGGCAGATAAAACAGGCACAGGAATCCGGGAAGCTCCTGGATGATATTGTAGCAGAAGTTGGGAGATTCACTGGATACTCAGACAAGCATGTCAAAGAGCTGTTCAAAGAAGCCGGAGTAACTGGGATAAGGAATGATGCAAAACCACTGATAGACGCTGGCATAATAAACGATGCCAAGCTATCAAAGAATATGTCTGATTTGCTTCTGGCAAACGCAAAGAAGACGTCCGGGGACATCAACAACCTTACGATGACAACGGCAGTGAAGAGCCAACAGCTATATATGCAGTCATTGAATGAGGCATTGCTCAAGATCCAGAGTGGTGCTTTTTCTTATCAAGAAGCTCTTAGGTATGCAATCAGAAAAGCTGCACAAGCCGGAGGAATGGTGTTGTACGACTCCGGAGCACAGATGTCACTTGATGCGGCGTTGCGAATGGCTCTACTGACAGGACTCAACCAGACGGTTGCCACGCTTACGGAGATGTATGCGGACGATATGGGCGTTGAGTATTATGAGACAACCGCACACCCTGGGGCAAGAATTGAGCATACTTACTGGCAAGGACAGGTCTTCAAGATTCATGGAGAAGGTGACGGATACCGGAATTTCTATGATGCGACAGGCTATGGAACAGTTACCGGGCTATGTGGAGCAAACTGTAGGCACAGTTTCTATCCTTACTGGCCAGGGATATCCAAACCGGCATATACGAAAGAAATGCTGGATGATTATTCTGTAGCAAAGTACAGCTATGACGGCAATATGCTTACGGAGTATGAATGTAGCCAAATCCAGAGAAGATTTGAACGAGCTATCCGGGAGAGTAAGAGAATCCTTTGTGGATATGATTCTGCCATACAATATGCTGAGGACTCAGAAACGGAACAATACTTGAAGAGTGAGTTTCAGAAAGAGTCGGTTAAGCTGAAAAAAAGAGAGAAGAAATTGAAGAATTTCTGCTCTGATACCGGAAGATCTGTTGATACTGCACGGACACAGGTTTATGCAGTGAAAGATCAGAATGGAAACATAGTGAATTATGGACGTTCCACCAGTATGAAAGCTGTGTGGGCTAATAGAAAAGCAAAGAAGTAGGAGGAAAAGGCATGTTATTTAGAGAAGCGTTTGAACTGATGAAACAGGGAAAGAAGTTGAAACTGCCATCATGGGCTGGATATTGGTATTGGTCTAAAGATAAGCAGACAATCATCATTCACACGAAAGATGGAGTTGACATGGATATCCGTGAGACACAGATTCCAAATTATACATTTTCCAATATTGCAAGTGATGAATGGGTATTGGCAGACGATCAGAATTGTCCGGAATTAGGTGGCGAGGCTACATTTGGATTTGGTGATGCATACAAGTTTCTGGAAAGAGGGCTCAGAGTTACAAAGAAGAGCTGGCATAAAGCCGGAATGTTTCTGACGATGCAACGCCCGGACGAACACAGCAAAATGACAGCTCCGTATGTCTACATCACGATTGACGGAGATTACCGTGTGCCGTGGCATCCGAGCCAGGCAGATATATCTGAGAAGGATTGGGTTTTGTACGAAGAAGAGTAGGAAGGAGGTGATCCTGCTATCTCCCTTCCTTGAGGGTTAGAAAGGAACGCTTTATTTGGCTTTTATGCCAGTAAGCACATATTTCTCCACATAAGCATCTACAAGCTCTCCAAAGAGCTGTCAGAAGCTCACAATGTGGTAATTACGAATTAACAGACTGTATCGAAGAGGTCTGTTTTTATTTTGCCCTGTGATATGGCATATAAACTGTCTCCTTCTCTTGCGTGCGGAGATATAAATGCACGATAGCAGTGCCGGAGTGAACCGGAATCTAAACGAAATCAGCGAAAAGAAGAAAGGAAGGTAAGTAAAAATGGCTTACGAATTTTTAAAGAAACTTTTTGGCACACAGAAGGACGGAGAAGAGCCTAAGGCTATGACCTATGCAGAGCTGGAGGCTGCGATTGATGCAGATAAGAAGATCCAGGTGGTAGATGTGAAAGCCGGGGGCTATGTCTCGAAGGAAAAACTGGATGCCAAGATCACAGAGCTGGACGGTGTAAGACAGCAGCTCACAGATGCCAATGCAGAGATCAAATCCTACAAAGAGATGGATATTGATGGCATCAAAAAGTCTGCAAAAGACTGGGAAGACAAGTACAACCATGATACCCAGGAGCTTAATGACAAGCTGGCGAAACAGGAAAGAGATCACCAGATGGACAGATATCTGGATACTGTCGGACTGAAGCCAGGGGCTATGTACCGTGATTATGTCAGAAGAGCTTTCGAGGCGAAAGAACTGAAGCTTGAAAACGGAAAGTTTATCGGTGCGGATGACGTGATGAAAGAACTGAAGGAGAGTCCGGACTATAAAGAAGCATTCGTTGTGGATACACCGGATGACGAACCGGATACACCGGATGTTCCGGATGTACCAGGAAATCCACCGGCACCGAATATGCCGTATTTCTCAGCAGGAACAAATTCACAGACACAGGAACCGAAAGGCAATATGTTTGACTTCGGATTTTCTGGAGTAAGAAAAAGAGATTAACAGGAGGTAACTTAACATGGCGAAAGCAATTAACTACGCAACAGAATATCAGAGAGCGTTGGAGCAAGCGTTCCCGTATTCATTATACTACGGAGCACTTTACAATACTCCGAACAATGGAAGATACAGATGGCTCAATGGAAAGACCATTGAGATTCCAAGTATTTCTGTAACTGGTCGTGTGGACTCTACAAGAGATACAATTGCCACGGCTGCAAGAAACTATGACAACAGCTGGACTCCACTGACATTGGAGAATGAAAGAAAGTGGTCTACACTGGTTCATCCGAGAGATGTACAGCAGACAAACCAGGTAACAACGATCTCGAATATCACCAGAGTGTTCAACGAAGAGCAGAAGTTCCCGGAGATGGATGCATACACCATTTCCAAGATTTATGCAGACTGGACGGCGGCAGGAGAAGCTGCTGATACAACAGTTCTTACAGCAGAGAATATTCTGGCTGTCTATGACAAGATGCTGGAAGAGATGTCGGAAGGTAGAGTTCCGAAGATGGGACTGCTCCTGTATGTGAATCCGGCAACGAATACTCTGATTAAGAACGCCCAGGGAATCTACAGAACGCTGGACGTTGGTAAGCAGAATCAGCTGTCCAGAGCTATCAAGTCCCTGGATGAAGTTCAGATTGAGGAAGTACCATCTGAACTGATGAAGACTCTGTATGATTTCACACAGGGTTGGAAAGTAGCTGGAAGTGCTAAACAGATCAACATGATGCTGATTAACCCACTTGCAGTAATCACACCGGTGTCTTATGAGTTCTCTAAACTCGATCCACCATCTGCTCTCTCAGAAGGTAAGTATGTTTACTACGAAGAGTCACATGAGGACGTATTCGTTCTGAAGAACAAGAAGAAAGCTATCCGCATGTCTGCGGAGGCGTAGGAAGAAATAAGCCCTGCCAGGTTATCACTGGTGGGGCGTAGCAAGAAAGGAGAATCGCTATGAGTTATGTAGCTCAGAAGAAAAACCGTATTATCAGAATCCCAGAAGAAAAGGCTGAAGAGTATGCGAAGATGGGATACGAGATTACAAATGAAGATGGGAAAGTTGTAGCTGATGCTGCAATCGAAACCATTGAAAGAGCGAAGGAAGAAATAACCAGACTCACAAAAGAACTTGGTAAAGCAGGAACAGAGAACGAAGAGCTGAAAGCCAAACTGACGGAGGCTACTCTGTATGCGGAGGATGCCGATAAAAAGATTGCAGACCTCCAGAAAGAGAACGAAGAGCTGAAAGCGGCAATCCAGGCACAGGCTACGATGAGCTCAGCTGCACCAGTTTCTGAAGATTCCGGAAAGAAAAAGACAACCAAGACTTCAAGGCAGTCAGAGTAGGAGGCAGCTTATGTATTTAGCAACGAAAGGTGGGAGTTCCTGCCGAATTCCCAAAAGAAAGGCAGGATACTACAAAAGCATGGGCTACTCCCTGGAGAATCTGGATGAAGAAGTCAGAGCGAGCACAAGTCCTACAAAAGAAAAGAAGACCGGTAAAAAAGAATCAGCTTCGCAAGAGGACGTAAATCCGGCAAATAACTGATTTATATTTCGGTAGCTTACCATTTTACCAGAAGGGAGTGTTTGGATGAACCAGGAGGCTATAACAAGTCCATATGTGGACTTTACGTACTACAAGGAAGAGTATGGCGGTGTTCACATCAAAACTGAGAAAGATTTCAGACGAGCTGAGAAGTTTGCTGAAGCTTTTGTGAATCAGATTACGTTTGGGCGGATACCGAAACTGCCAATGCTCACGGATTCGATCAGAGATGCAATCTGTAGTGCTGCTGATTCCATTGCGATACAGAGAGAGAAGAACGAAGCTGTTGTAAAGTCAGAATCTAACGATGGATATTCTGTCAGCTATGCAGATGCCGGAAGTTATTCGGCTGTACGCAGTGAGATGTACAGAACGGTTAGGACATACCTGGCAAACACCGGACTGCTGTATAGAGGGTGGGTGAAAGAGTATGACGATAAACAGTGATGTGACGATCTTCAATCTCAGAATCGGAGCTGACCGGAGAGAAAAGTTCTATGCAACAAGAATCTTGGGAGTTTCCTGGTATGGAAGCAAAGGACAGGTAGTGTCGGATACAGTCCGGAAGGGCACAGCACAGTGCGTGATCCGGATTCCATACACAGCAATCGTAGAAGGTGGAAAGCAATATATAAGCGAAGAAGAGTATAAGAAGCTGTCGGATGAAGATGCAGAAAGGTACTGGACTATCCAGAAGAACGCTTATATTGTGCGTGGACAGCTTGAAGTTGCTGACCAATGGGTATTCGACACGTTCAGTTTTCAGCACGGAGTTATCTTGAAGGAAACAATAGAAGACCTTGCAAAGCTGAGACAGCATGATGAAGATTTTGTGACGATCACAGAATATGCAGACAACACGCTCAGAGGAACTGACCGGACAAAGCACTGGAGGGTAGGAGGAGCATAATGTCACTGAAGATGATTACAACACCAAGAGGCTCAATCGTTGCTACCAAGAATGGAAAAGCGGAGCTGACATGGAACTCAGACTTTGCGGCAAGAAGAAATGCTCAATTTACCAAGAAGCAAATGTTCATAGACTCAGAGGTACTGAGACGATGTAGTCCGAGAGTCCCGATCAAAACAGGTATGCTGGAGAAATCTGGTAAGCTGGGAACGAGCATCGGCAGTGGCGAAGTGAATTATATAGCCAAGTATGCTGCTGTACAGTATTATGCAACGTCTGACACCAGACCGTATGATGCGAACCGTGGAGCGCATTGGTTTGAGAGAATGAAAGTGGCTGAAAAAGAAGATATTTTGCGTGGAGCGGATAAAATCTAGGAGGTCGCATGGCAACGAAAAGTATTATACAGGGCGTATCAGATTATTTTCTGAACTGCCCGTTGTTGAAAGATGGTGTATTCCGGGTAGATGCCCTGGGAACAGAGCCGGTGGAATATACCATAGAAACGGGGATATTTGACCCGATTATTGAAAGATATGTGGACGGCAGTTCTGAGCGACAATTTCAGTTTCAGTTCGGATCCAGAGAATTTTACAGCATGGACCGGCTTCAGAATATTGACAACAGCACATTTTATGAAGAGCTTGCCGAGTGGGTGGAAGAGCAGAGCCTTATCGGTAACCTTCCGGAGCTTCCAGAAGGAATGAGTGCCGAGGAGATAGAAGTACTTTCGCCGGGATATATCTATGATGGAGCTATGAAGAATGCAAGGTATCAGATTTCCTTGCGATTATTGTATTTTAAGGAGGCATGAAACAATGACAGAGAATACCAACAGCAAAAGAGATGTGGTGCAGAGACACCAGTTTGCGGACTTTCTGAATATTGGAACGTCTGAGAAAGCAAAGTGGGTGCTGATGGGAGTTGGATTCACAACTCTGGATGAAACATTCGGTGCAGAGAGTGAATCTGAGAAGTATGTAAGCGAAGCATCTTCGTCTTCATCTGTCGTGTCTTACACATCGGTATTTCCGTTTGAAGCACGACTTATCAAGGACCAGGATGCAGTCAACGCACTGTACCATGTCGGCAGAAACCATTTGACAGGAAGCGATGCAGAGTTTGAATACTGCCGTGTAGAACTCTGGGATCAGAAGATGAGTGCTTCTGCACCAGTTGAAAACACATTTGCAGCTAGAAAGTTCCTGGTATCCGCAGAGCTGAGCGGAGTATCCGGGGAAAAGAAACAGAGCATGAGTGGAAATCTCAATGCAATAGGAGATCCGGTTGACGGATATTTCAACACAAAGACACAGACATTTGAAGAAGCTGCGGCTTAGAATTTGGAGGTAAAGTAATATGAGCATGTTAAAGATTTGTGGACAGGAATTAGAATTAGATCTGTTCGATGCAGACGTGATGGAAATATACGAGAAGTCTCTTGACAAGGTAGTGGAAAGATCAAAGGAAGCTAAGAAACATACGGAGTTGTCAAATGCAGAAGGGATTCGGGAAACGTGCGGAATCGTGAAAGACTTCTTCGATGAAATATTTGGAGAAGGAACATCCGAAAAGCTGTTCAAGGGCAAGGATAATCTGTTGGTTTGCATGGATGCATTTGGAATTGTTTCTTCTGAGGCTAACAAGATGAAAGGCCAGGCTACTGCACTTACTAACAAGTACAATATGAACCGGGCCCAGAGAAGACAGGACGGTAAGAAAAATAAGCATGGCAAGAACAGAGCAACAGTGACACAGATCGGCAATGCGGATGGTCGTGATAATTCATGAACCACGACTGCAACATGCTTATAGACTATCTTCCGGAAACAGTAGAAATTGAAGGTGTGGAGTATGAGATAGAATCAAATTTCCGCACCTTTATTTTGTTTGAGATGCTGATGCAGGATTCAGAACTTTCGGATTCGGAAAAAGCAATGCAAGGACTGAAACTGGCTTATCCAGTTATTCCGGATAATCTGGAAGCGGCGGTAGATGAACTGCTGTGGTTCTACGCCTGTGGCAAGAGGTGGAGAGAGAAGAGAGCTGGTTCGGTAGAAGGAGCTTCAGAAGTTCAGAGGATCTATTCTTTTGAGCATGACGATGACTATATTTACTCAGCATTTCTGACCCAATATCACATTGACCTGCAGGATATTAAGTATCTGCATTGGTGGAAGTTCAAGGCCTTGCTGAGAACATTATCCTCTGACTTGGAGTTCTGTAAAATTATGGAATACCGGAGTGTGGATATCAATGCGAATATGACAAAAGAGCAGAGAGATTTCTACCGCAGGAAGAAAGAGCTGTATGCTCTTCCGTTACCTGCTGACGAGGAAGAAAAAGTAGATGCAATAGCAGAAGCCCTTATGAATGGTGGGGACCTTACGGGACTGCTGTAGGAGGTGACTGGCTATTGAAGATGTAAAGAAGAAAATGATACGGGTAGAGTGCCCGTTGTGTAAATATAAAATGCCGTTGTTTTTTGAAGAGACAGCGGAGTGTTCGGGTGTGATGGTATCCTGCAAAGGAAGAAACTGCCATGCTCGTTTTGAATTAAAGATTAAAGACGGAAAACAGATCAAGTAGTGCCATTACGAGCCGATGATTGAGCCGAAGAATTGAGGTGAGAGCATGGGCTATGATGGTACGCTGAAGTTTGATACCAGCATAGATAGTTCCGGATTCCAAGCCGGACTGAGTAAATTATCTGGACTTGCAAGTAGCGCAATCAAAGCTACTACAGCAGTCATCGGAGGTGCTGCATCAGCAGTTGCTGGTATTGGTGCGGCTGCAATCAAGGTTGGTTCTGACTTTGAAGCTGGAATGAGTAAGGTTCAATCCATTTCCGGGGCTTCTGCTACAGAAATTCAGCAACTAGCAGAAAAAGCAAAAGAGATGGGAGCTAAGACGAAGTTCTCAGCTACCGAAAGTGCTGAAGCGTTCCAGTATATGGCAATGGCTGGCTGGAAGACCGGAGATATGCTGAACAGTATCGAAGGTATCATGAACCTGGCTGCTGCATCTGGAGAAGACCTGGCAACTACCAGTGATATTGTCACCGATGCTATGACCGCCTTTGGATTGGCGGCTGACGGGACAACAACGATCATCAAAGACGGATACACGAAAGAAGTATCCAACGCCACACACTTTGCAGACGTACTTGCAAAGGCGGCATCCAATTCCAATACGAACGTAGGAATGATGGGTGAGACGTTTAAGTATGTGGCACCTGTGGCTGGGGCTTTAGGATTCAGTGTTGAAGACTGTGCTACAGCAATCGGCTTGATGGCAAACTCCGGTATCAAAGCAAGCCAGGCTGGTACGTCTCTGAGGTCTATCTTTAGCCGAATGGCTAAGCCGACCGATGAAGTAAAGGCAGCTATGGATCAGCTTGGAGTATCTCTGACGAACAGTGATGGCTCCATGAAGTCTCTGAAAGAGGTTATGAAAGACCTTCGTTCCGGATTTGCCGGACTGACAGAGGCGCAGAAAGCACAGATGGCATCAGCTCTTGGTGGACAGGAAGCCATGAGTGGATTGCTTGCCATTGTAAATGCATCAGATGAAGATTACCAGAAGCTGGAGGATTCTATCTACGATGCGGACGGTGCAGCTAAAGAAATGGCTGACACCATGAACGATAACCTGCAGGGAGCTATCACGCTCTGTAAGAGTGCATTAGAGTCTGTAGGTATCGCCCTGTATGAAGAAGTACAGGAACCAATGAAAGAGACGGTCAAAGCCATAACTAGCATGGTTGAGGATATAAACGAAGCCATGGCTGAAAAGGGATTTGACGGTCTGATTGAAGCGTTCGGAAATTCTATCGCTGAGTTGGCAAAGATGGCTGTAGATGCCGCACCGACACTGATCGGAGTAGCGGAAGATCTGGTAGGCACATTTATAAATGCCATCATGGAGCATCAGGAAGAATTTGCCGAAGCAGGAGCAACTTTAGTTGCTGAACTTGTAAAAGCAATCATGAATGTAGCCGGTGACATGTGGTCTGCCGGGATTTATCTATTCACGGAATTTCTACAGGCTCTGAGTGACCACTCTGAGGAAATCGGGCAGTCATTCGGAGAAATGCTTGGCAAAATCGGTGAGGCAGTACAGGAAAATACACCGCTTATCATCCAGGCTGCAAAAGATTTCGTAGCTGGATTTTGCGAGGGTCTGAGTGCAGAGTTTCCTGGCGTGTCTTCGTTGATCGAAGGATTCCTTAACGGATTCATAGATTCGGCAAGCACTATAATCCAGGGAATTGTAGATGTGGTTTCTAACCTGTTCAGCGTGATTGACGGAGCTGATCCTGGAGCACTGGAGGCTGTTGGCTATGCAATCGGTGTGATTGCTGGCTCTATCGCAGCTTTAAACGTTGCTCAAAGTGTTATTCAGCCTTTAAGCACACTATTCTCCATACTGAAGACATTAAAGGGTGGAATTAGCGGAATTTCCGGAGTCATCGGAAAAGTCGTAGAAGGATTCGCACTTTGGAGTGGTGGAGCCGGTTCGCTCATGGAAGTCCTGGAGCTGGAGTTCCCTAAGATTGCTGGTATCTTCAGTTCTATTGGTGGAGCGGTACAGAAAGTAATCGGATTCTTTGCAGAGTTCGGTTCTACCATAGCCGGAATTGGTTCTATTATTGCCGGAGCGATTCTCGCAGTTACCAATTTCGTAGATATGTTCGTGAACGGCTTCAGTGCTGTAAAAGAAGCTCTTATGGTGGTCGGCATTGCGCTGGCGGCTGTCGGAGCGGTTATCCTGGGTGCACCTGCATTGGTAGCTGCTGCGATTGCCGGAATTGTAGCTGCGGTTGCAACGGCGGTTGTGGTCATCAAGGAACACTGGGATCAGATCGTAGAATTTTTCCAGAGCATACCGGATAAGCTAAGCGAACTTGGTTCGGCTATCGCTGAATGGGGCTCTGGCGTCCTGGATAGCATAGGTGAATTCATCGGCTCTGTGATTGAGTGGTTCTCCGAATTGCCAGGAAAAATCATAGATGCAATCAGCTCACTGGCAGAAAGTTTTGTCGAGTGGGGAGCTTCTATGCTGGAGACAGCATCAGAGGTCACAACGCAGATTATTGATTCAATCATACAGTTTTTCTCCGAATTGCCTTATAAAATCGGGTATGCGATTGGATTTGTGATCGGTACGCTGATTGAATGGGGAGCAAATGTGATCAACTGGATCGCAACGAATGTTCCTCAGATGATTGACAATATCACCACGTTTTTCTCTGAATTGCCAGGAAAAATATGGGATTGGCTGGTAAATACCTACAACAAATTTGTTGAGTGGGGAAGCCAGATGCTCCAGAAAGCCGGAGAGGTGGCAAGCAACTGCATAGACAGTATTGTTACATTCTTCTCTGAGTTACCTGGCAAAATTTGGAACTGGCTGACGGACGCATTCAATAGATTTGTGACCTGGGGATCTAATACCCTACAGAAAGCAAGAGAAGTTGGAGCTAATACGATAGACACAATCGTTAATTTCTTCTCACAGTTACCGGGAAAAATCTGGACGTGGTTGAGTAACACCATCCAGAAAGTGATCCAGTGGGGCTCCGACATGGTGGCGAGAGGAAGACAAGCAGCATCTGATCTGTGTAGTGCTGTTATAAATGGAGTGGCTTCCTTACCTTCACAGATGGCAAGCGTAGGCTACAACATCGTAATGGGTGTATGGAACGGAATTTGTAATGCCGCCGGTTGGTTCAGAAGACAGGTGTCATCGTTCTTCTCTGGAATCGTTGATGGTGTGAAGAGCGCACTGGGTATTCATTCTCCGTCAAAAGTATTTGCTGATGAAATCGGTAAGTGGATTCCACCTGGTATCGGAGTAGGTATTGAAGCTGAAATGCCAGATCTGTATAAGCAGATGGACGATGAAATGTCAGCTCTTGGAAAGCGGATGCAGACTGCTGTTAATGTGGAAACTGGAAAGATTGCGGTGGATAAAAAAGTCAGCACAGCATACAAAGTGGAAAAAGAAAAACAAGAAGTTTTTGAAAGCGGAGACACAACGGTAGAGATCAATGGAGAGACACATGTGCATGTAGACCTGGATAGCCGGGAAATTGGAGAAGCTACGACACCGATTGTGGATGAAAACATGGCAAGAATTGATACACACAAGAAGAGAGGAGGCTAATCATGTCGGGAGTGGGAATCACGTTTGATGAAACGCATTCGTTCCGGGACTGGGGCTTAAAGCTCAAGAAGATAGAAATCGGAATACCGAAAGCAAAAACTGAATATGTGAGCGTACCGGGCATGAATGGCGATCTCGACCTTACGGAAGCTCAGAACGGCGGTATCAAGTATGAAATGCGTGAATTGAAATTCACATTTGGAGTAAGGAACTGTAGTTATGAAAAATGGAGCGGTCTGATTAGCCAGATTGCTTCTGACATCCAGGGAGTAGAAAAGAGGATTATCCTGGATACGGATAAGGGATTCTATTATGTCGGAAGATGTGAGGTTGATACCAGCAAGTCAAATGATGTTACAGCTGAGATAGCGGTCACATGCACATGCGAGCCATATAAGATAAGCGTTGCATCGTCAGACGAACCGTGGAAGTGGGATACATTCAACTTCCTCAATGGAGTGATCCGGAATACGTCAGACATCACGATCAATGCTTCATCCAGCTGGCAGAAAGTCACTTTGGACGGCTGGGTTCACAATGAAACGCTCAGAATTGTATCAAATGCAGAAATGAAAGTGAGATACCGTAACTCGACATACTCAATATCTGTTGGCGAAAATATCATGTACGACCTAATTCTGTATAAGGGGTCGAATGACCTATATTTCCATGGGAAAGGCAAAGTTACGCTGATTCACAGAGGAGGGATGCTGTAGATGTATACGATTAAAGCCTATGTGGACGGCACGGAATACACGCTGCATGATTCCAGGGTAAAGGCACTGACGGTTGGAGGGAAGCCATACTTTGAAGTGGGTGATAACATCAACGGTTCTGCATCTTTCAGTGTATACCCAAATCATCCGTATTACGACAAGGTTAAGAAGTTAACAACGGATATTATTTTTTACCGGGATGATGAGCCGGAGTTTTACGGAAGAGTGCTTTATGACGATGAAAACTTTTCCGGAACAAAGAAAGTGTTCGTAGAGGGAGAGCTTGCCTTTTTATGTGACAGCATCCAGAGACCGAAGGTATACCACAACATCTCTGTGAAAGCATACGTGCAGGATCTGATAGATATTCACAATTCACAGGTAGAAGAAAGAAAGCAGTTTACTGTTGGACGGGTTACAGTTACGGATTCCAACGATTCACTGTACCGATATTCCAATTACGAAGACACTAGGACAGCTTTTAAAGAGAAACTGATAAGTAGACTTGGAGGTCATCTGGTTATCCGGCATGTAGACGGACTTAGAATCCTGGACTACCTGGCAGACGAAGATTATTACACGAAGAATGATCAGGGCATCCGGTTTGGAAAGAATCTGCTAGATTTCTCGAAGAACATGGATGCATCTGATTTGGTCACATGTGTAATTCCGCTGGGAGCGAAGCTGGACGAAGAAGACCAGGATCCGTCATTGGAAGCCATCTCGGATCAGCGAATAACAATCGCAAGCATCAATGGAGGTGTTGACTATGTAACAGACGATAATGCTGTAAGAGAATACGGAAAGATTTATAAGACAGTTACGTGGGATGATGTATCTCTTCCAGAAAATCTGATGAAGAAAGGCGAAGAATATCTGAAGTCTGTTCAGTTTGAGAAGATGATTTTGGAATTGAAAGCAGTAGATCTGAATTTGAAAGATGATTCCTTCCAAAGATTTGAGGTAGGAAACAAGATTCAATGTACGTCAACGCCGAACGCTCTGGATAAAGAGTTTCCTCTGACGAAAAAGAAGACCTATATTACTAGCTTCAAAGATAATACGGTAACACTTGGAGATGAAACAAGCTCTGTTTCCTACACATCGTCAAATCGCCAGAATACGGCTCAAATTGAAGAGACGGTAAAATCCTTGCCGAGTAAGTCAGAAATCTTGCAGGAGGCTCTCAGAAGCGTACAAGACCTTATAAACAAACAGGTAGCAAGCGGATATGCTGTACATACACCAAATGAGTTTATTGTAGCCGATGATAAAGAGTACAAGGACAAAGCTAAGAACCTGTGGAGATGGGGGCTTGGTGGTCTGGCACATTACAGCCAGGGTTATGACGGTCCTATAGACGGAGTGGCACTTACCATGGACGGGAAGATCAATGGTGAAATGCTCCTGGTAAATTCCGTTAAAACAGAATCGCTTGATGCTGGATACCGGACATCGGTAGAAACAAAGATATCTGAGAGTGAGACGGCAGCCAAGGAACATGCTGATGATAAAGTCAGAGTAGCTAGAGAGGAGATCGAGAATTCGATTTCTAACCTGGAGAATAAGATTTCACTGTCAGTACGAAGCGTGAAGGAAACAGTTGCCCGGAAGAACTATATGGTAGGTGGTGAGCAAGAAACACTGAATCTTGACAAATTCACCCTGTCTGGTTCAACGGGAATCTGTAAAGTTGAAAAAGCTGAGTTTCTAAACAAGAATGCGTTCAAACTGACATTTTCCGGGACTGGGTCGATCACATTGACGCAGAATCTTGGAACCTTAGAAGCTGGCAATTACAAGATTGCTGTGGAAGCTGCATATCCGGAAGGGGCAAGGTACAGACCGTCCTATATTCAGTACGGATTCTCGGAGAACAAAAGCACAGCGTATCTGAGCGGATACAAAGCTGATGAATTTCAGACGTTCGGGAAAGAAGTAAAAATCACGAAAGCAACGAAGTCTGTAGCAATCACAGTATATGGAAATTCCGGGAATATTCTGTACGTCACAGATATTAGATGCCTAAGAGATATGCAAGAGTTGCTTGACGATTTAAACGCCAAAGTAGATGTGGAGGTTGGGAAAGTGTCAGCATCGGTATCTGAGGTTTATGAAAATTCGCTCCACAACTATTGCAGTAACGGAAGTTTTTCGGATAGCACTGATAAGTTTACCGGATGGAATAGAAGTAGTGCTGCACAAATAACGCAGACTACCTTTTCTGGAAAAAGCTGTGCGAAGATAGAGAATAATACTTCGACCTATAGCCTCTCATGGTACCAGAGACCGTGGGTAAAAAAAGGGAAAGTGACTGTAAGGTTCAAAGCAGCTTGCGATACGGAAGATTCCGGAAATGCACGGATACGAGTCACGATTGACGGAAAAGCATTTTTAACGGCTGCCGGAGAGCTTGGAAGTAGGTGGAAACAGTTTGAATTTACAGCCGAAGCTACGCCGTCGTATTTTTACACATACTTTTATAACTATGTGGCGGATACGACTGTATATATCACGGATGTTGAAATCCTTGGTTATATATCCGCATACTCAGAAAGCCAGTTGAGTGTATTGAAAGACTCCATCGAGGCAGAGGTCAAGAGAGCAACAAAAGGCGAGGAAGATCTGAAGGCATCTATCAAAGTCAATGCCAATAATATTACCAGCAAGGTAAGCAAAGGAGATATGGGATCATATATCACGCAGTATTACAACAACGTGATTATAGCCTTTAACAAAAATTCAAAATACGTCCAGATTAACCCAGGAGAGATTGCAATCTACAATTACGGCGTAGAATCGTCAAAGAAGCGAGCGGTATTCGATGAAAGCGGAAACCATTTCTATCGGGATGGTTATTATGTCGGATGTATTGGCACAAACCAGTGGGCTCAGAACAATTCTCATAAGGGGCTGGTGTTCGACTTGGAGCCACAGGGAAAGTACATGGCGTTCGCTCAGAAAGCCAGCGCATCAGCCAGCTCATACACGACAATGTTATGTTTTAGCCGTGCGAACTCTATTTACGATGAGTATGGCGTGAATATGGGTTGCAATCTGATTGGAAACTGGTACACGCTGAAGAACTTCAAGATAGGTTCGATTTCAGCAGGAGGATATACGGCTTTTAGCGGAGCGATACCGATTGTGTGCGAGATAACAAACAATGGCAATAGCTGGACGTATTCTCATTTGAGAGTATATAACGGAATTATTGTCGGCTACTGGAATTAGGAGGTGAGAGCATGGAACTTATTTTTCCGAAAGGTGAAGAACCTAAAAAAACAGCAAAAAACAGTGTAGCTGTAGGAACCATCAAAAGAGAGCAGGAGGTAGAAAAAGATGGAAGAGAGAAAGGAACCAACCAGACCGTTTAGTGTGATTTATGCAGATGCAAAACAAGCTCTGACAAGGCAGGTTGGAAATACAATGGCGGCTTACGGGCTGCCTATTTTTATGGCGGAGGGAATTTTGAGCGGAATCCTGGCTGAGATCCGAACCAATGCCGGAAACGAACTGGCAGACGATACCGCAAGGTACGAGGAAGAACTGAAGGAGTATTACGAAGCCCAGATCAAAGAAAAAGAGGAGACTTTTGAGAAAGAGAAAGCAGAACTAATCCGGACGTTCGAAGAGCCAGCCGCTTTGGAAGAGCCAGCCGCTTTGGAAGAAACAGAAGAAGCAGAAACGACAGGGTTAGAAGAGGCTTCGTCTGAACCTCCGGTGATTATTGAAACGAAGGAGATTGTTGAAGAAACGGAGGTGGACTAAATGGCAGACATTTCCCAGGAGATAGACCAGTTAAGAAATGCAGTCTATGGCGAAGAAGTAAGAGGCGCTTTTATCTCCTGTATGCAGAAAATCCATGAGGAGAATGAAAGCTATGATAGTATCAAAAAAAGTGTAGATGCATCAGCAACAACTGTGAAAAAGCAGGTAGAAGCAATCAACACGAAATCTGCGGAAGTTCAGAAAGCTTTGCAGGATTTAGCTAACTCAATTTCCAACGGAAAGACACAGCAGACAGCGATTGAAGATGCCATAAAGAGCGGAAAGACACAGCAGACCGCTACGGAAAAGGCTACGTCTGACAGTAAGACACAG